TAACGGGATTGGTATGGTGTCGTTGCGTGAATTTAGTACAAACATAAATTGGAATACAAATGATTAAATACTTGAAAAACTTGATTAAAGGTAGAAAGCAGCAATGCACTATACCTAATGTTATGGCGAGTTATTCTATTGAGCAAAACCTTGGAATATTCGACTTAGCAAACATGACAATTAAACAACATAAAGATGGATTTAGCATTTGGATGCTTGAAAAGTGCGAAGATGGTGAGCTTCGTAAACGGTGGATAGTAGATGCTTCAGAGGTACTTAAAGATGCAAGAATAGAATTAAGCAATAATGACGGTAGAGATTTCCGTTCCGTTTACGTTGCGGATGAAAACTGCATAGAGATTCAGAGGCGTTAATTCGCCATAACGCCCGTGTATGTGCCGCGAGCGTTTAGCGAAGTGGCATATTACACAACGTTAGCGGTTTCACCATTTTTTACTACTTTTAATGCCAATTTAAAAACCGTTTAATTATGAAAAAAATCATCTACTTAGCACTCATCTTACTGGCTGCCGCAGCCTGCGATAAAAATGAAGACGTGCCCGAACAACAACCTGGCGGAGAGTTTACCTTTAACGGGAAAAACTACCCAATAAACAGCGCAGCCGTTGAAACAAACATGTGGCAGGACTCTGACGGAGATATACGTACAACCTACTTTTTTATTTTCACAGACAAGTTTGTCGAAAACGAGCAATGGGAACAACCAGAACGTTTTCAGATTGAAACATTTAAGGGTGCAAATATTACAAACCTGAATATTGATAAAAAGTACCACAATTTCGACTATGCCCGCAATGATTCGCTTTGTGCCCAGGGAGATGGTTATGGATTTGCATACATGGGCCTTAATTTGCTTAACAAACAAGAACAGTTCGAAACCGAAGTTCGGTTTCCTAACGGCAGTTTTTGCTTCCAGAAAACTCTTAACAATAGTAACATTTCCATTGAGTTTAACTGCAGTAATAACAACAACCAAACCATTACCGGAACCTACTATGGAAAAATTTTTGAATTCGAAACCTTTGATTTCTGAAAATTCTTCTTACATTTGCTCCTGTCATACAATTTATCAGCTCAGGGGCAAAATCCACTGAGATAATTGAAATAAAATAAGGCACTGCCTGCTATGGTGGCTGAAAGCGAAAGCTTCGGCTGATTTATCGCCCCGCGGTAAATTGTATGACACACCTAATGCAGGCAGTGTTCTTTTTAACCATTTAATGTCATACAATGGAGAAAAAAAACGAATTGGTTATCGCAGGCAGTGGCGATAATTTATTAATTGATGCAAGGCTTTTGCATCAGCAACTGCAAGTAGGCTCAAGATTCAACGATTGGATTAGAAATCGAATCAAAGAATTTGGATTTGAGGAAGGAAATGACTTTTACTCAAATTTTAGTAATCAAAAATTTTTCGGATGGGGAGGGAACCGCAGGTCTGTTAATTACCACCTCACCATGGACATGGCGAAGGAACTGGCCATGATTGAACGGAATGATGTGGGCCGAAAAGTAAGGCGGTATTTTATTGCCGTTGAAAAAGAGATGCGCGAGGCGTACAAAACCGGGCGCATACTGCCCAAAGGGGTAAAAAGCACCGAATTGAACGGGCGCAAACTGTACCCGTTCCGGCGCATGGCCGAAAAACTGGGCTACAGCACCGGCGGCAACCTTTACTACCGCCGCCGCACCTACCCCAACCATTTTGTTAAGCTCAACAAAATTTGGTATTGCACCGAAGAAATGGCCAACCTGCTGGCCATGTGGAAAAGCACCTGCAACCACCGCGAAACCATTAAAACCATGCAGCCGGTGCTGCCGCTTGGGTTTGGCGAACCGTTAAATTTACAGAAAGGAGGCCGCTAATGGAAGCATGCAAAAACGCCGAAGCGGTACAAGAGCTGCTTAATTGGACATGTGCCGAGCAATATATCAATGTTTTAGACGAACTTTGGGAAGCCTGGATTTGTGGCGAACTGGCCGACGGAAGCAAAGCCCACGACCGCGCCGAACGCTTTTCGGCAGTAAAAGAGTTAAAACGGTTTTTAAAAACCGTGGAAGAAAGCCCCCTTTAAAAGCCCCTCCTAACCTTCCGCCAGCCGGCGGAGAGGGACAAAGAGCGCCCGGCTGCAACAGCCGGGCGCTCTTCTTTTTCTCTTATCCTCCCCCTTTGGGGGAGTTAGAGGGGGCCTTTATAGGCTCAGCTTACTGTCAAACTCCACATAGGTTACCATCCAGCCGTTTAGCCTGTGCCAGTGCCGCCATCCGCTAAACAGCAGAGGTTTGGCCAGCTTTGCCCCGTCCTTTTCCGGTATAAACCGTTCCAGCGCCGTTTTTACAGACAGCGCCATGGTTTCGTGTGCGCTTACCTCGCTGTCGGGCAGGCCGTCGTGCGTTTGTACCTGCTGCGCATACACATGCACGCGCACCTTTAGCGGGGCCTGTCGTGCTGCATTGCTCACAAAGTCGAAAGCAAGCTGCTCCGGGAACTCCACAAAAAAGCCGGTGCGGTAAGGCCATCCCTTGTTTTCGTACTGCATGTTAAACCACTGCGTGTTTTCGGCAGCGGTTATCCCTGCCAGTTGGGTTTTAATTGCGTTGTAAATGTCGTGTAACATGGTAAAATTGTTAAATGGTTAAATTGTCAAACTGGAAACTGAGACTGCGACTGACTACTCAAAGATTTCCTTCGCCATACGGTTAAACTTATCCTGAATACGCTTAAACAGGGCATCGCTGGGGCCAATCATTTGGCGCTGCGGCATGTCGAAGCCCGGAGGCCGCCCAGCCCTAAGGCCTTCGTTATGTACTTCAGTGTATGGTAAGGCGCTGGTGAACTCTACTGCATGTTCGGTTGTGGTGGTGTCGCCCTGCCAGCTGCGGCGCATTGCCCCGCCCCTGTTTTCGCCAATAAGGGTAGGTTTTCGCCCCTGTTTCTTTTTCTTCCACTTGTCGTAACTGCCCGGCTTTTTTTCAAAGCCCTGCCGTTTAAAGTTGTCGGCAATAAATTGCAGCCCTTCAACTTTGGCAATCCGAGGCAGGTCTTTAATAAATTGCGGAACGCGCCGGGTTATCTCCTGTATTTTTCGTTGAAAATTGTTAGCCATTTTCGAGGTATTTTTTCAGTAATTCATCAGCCTTTTTGTTTACCTTTTTAGCATCAGACTTACTGGACGAAGATTGATAACCATTCTTGTCTGAAAACAGTTTTTTGTCTTTTCCCGGATTGTTGTCGAATCCTTTATCAGGTTCAAATCCTTTAGCCGCTGCCGGTTCGTAAACGGGTTTATCGGTTTGGGTAACATCGCAGCCGCAACCCCATCCGTTTGGAGGGTAAATGCTGCCCCACCTGGGGTCGTTTAGCGGCAAAACCATTCCATCTATGCGCATGTGTTCAGGCCGTCCGTCTGGGTTGCCGCTGTGCCGGTATTCCAAATTTGGATACAGGTCGGCATTTTCTTCAAATCCAGCCCACTTTACAGCCATTTGCGAACTGGCTTCGGCCTGTTTAAATTCTGTTTTAAGCCAGTTTATGTTGTATTGTTCTGTAAGCGGCTGGGCTGCCTTTTTAAAATCGTTCCAGTTCCGGGGTTTTCCGTTGTCGTCAACCAGCAGTTGAGCTAATGCCCGCTGCTCGTCGTGGTTTTTAAAGGCGGCAAAGGTGGCTGCATTTATCCGCAGTTCTTCGGCTAAATCAGCATACCGGTAAGTATCTGTGAATTTTAAGCCTGCGTTGCTCATTGCTTTTAACAAGCTGTTAAAATTCAGTGCCCATACTTCCGGATCTATGATTGCCGCCTTTCCTTCAAAAAAGCGTTTTAGCCATTGTTCAAGCAGTTCACCAGGGGTGGCTGCTACCATTTTTTTTTTACCGGAACTGGCCTGCGCTTTGGTTTTTATGTCTCCCGGTACTTCGTCGCCTTCTTCGTCGTACTCAGGATCTTCCGGGTTACCGTTTCTTTCGCCCTGTTTGGGGTCGAGTTCGGTAAACCGTATTTTATCGCCGGGTTGCAACGGGTACCCGTGGTAAATTAAAAAGTAGATCAGCTCATAGTTCACATAGTTGCTCAGGCGGCGCAGGCGTGCGGCGTGGTAGTCGTTTAATATCCGCTCGTGCACTTCTGCCGATCCAACAAACGCTTTCTCATCGCTGGTACCGGTTTGTCCGTTCATTAATTTACTAATCTGCTCATCAATCAGCCGGATGTTTTTTTCAAAAATCTGGTAACCTGTTGGCCCTGCTTTCGACTCCAGCGTGTCTATCTCGTCATCCGAGTCGGTAATAAAATAAGCGTTGTTGGCAAAATTGCGGGCAGCCCGTTCGCGTTTATTCAGCTCCTCACCTTCGGCATCAGTTTTAATTACCAGGTGTGGCTTTCCCCACTTTTCCGAAAGTTCGCTCCAATCCCTCCGGGCAAATGCTTTCCAAATTACTTCGCGGCTCACCAGTTCCAGCAGTCCAAGGTCTTCGGGTTCGCCAATTTCTACCAGGAAAAACTTCCACGGATTGTCACCGTAGGGAATTCCGCTCGTGTCAGTTTCATTTATAATAACATTCCGGTTGTGGGGATAAATGTTTTTCCGCGAAAACACGGAGCAGCCTACCCATTCGCCGTCTTCATCCTTTTGCCCGAATTCCACCACGGTGTAACCCCACATATCGTAGTCGAAATAAGCCTTCACAAACTGCGAAAACCAGGGGCGCATAAACAGCTTGGTCAGCTCGTCATTATCGTTATCATCGCGGGTGATTACGAATGGCGAAGCCTGTAGTTTGTTCACGGCCACATCGTATTGGCTGCGCACATGCGCGTCGGTTATGGTATTGCGGTAAATCTCATACAGCTCAAGCCAGCTTGGGTTGTTGATGTCGCGGGCATTCTCCACTGCCTGGCGAAGTGTGGCCATTTGCATTTTTACCCGGTCGGGCTGCGGGCGGTTTACCTCTTCGCTCAGCCGTTTCCCTTTCTTCCCCGCCTGAGACGGGGCAGGCGCGGCTGCTTTTGTATTTCGACTAAATTCGAAAGAAAACTTCATACTTTGAACTTTAAACTTTAAACTCTGAACTACATATAATACGGATCGTGACTTCGCTGATCATCGGCATCGAATCGGAACCGGGTCACTGCGGAACCGTCGTCGCCGGTCAGTTTATCGAGCGAACTGGCCAAACCTTTACAAACCGCAATAACATGCTTGTACTCCTTTTCAAAATTTTCTTTGATACGCTCCGGTATTTCATCGTCAACAACCGTGTTGTACAGGTAGTAAGCTGTAATGGAAACCAGGATGCGAACCAGTTCCTTGTTTCTTGAGGTTCCGGTTTTGGCCAGTTCGGCATCCACGTCATACGTGGCATATAAGCAACTCAGTTCACTTAAAGCCAACTGTTCGGCCTGCTCCAGATTTTCGCTGTTGGTGCCTTTCAGGGTGTCCAGCACGCTGGTTGAAATGGTTCCCTTAAAGTCGTTTTCCTCTAAAAATTGCAGGGCCATAACCTACTGTTTTTCGTAGTAAAACACCATGTAAAACCGTTCGGTAACGTTAAGAGAGAAAGGTTTGATTTTATTTTTGTTGATAAAATCACACAGGTCATCGGCGTTCATAAAGCTTTTGTTCGTAAGCTTCGAGCCGGTTTGTTTTGTTGTTGTTTTTGTTGCCATTTTTTTTGTTTTTAAGTGGAGCGCAAAAATTTGCGTCTCCACAATTATTCATAACTGGTTAAAATGCACTTCGTTCGGAGTTGTGGACATAACTCCCCTGCCGCGATGTTTGGCTGCGGCTGCTTTTTTTATTGCCGGTATTCAGCTTAAATATTCCCCCTTCCACGGCATCGGGGCCGTCGTCCCACTGGTAGTCGGGGAAGCCGATAAACTGGTTCCGCAATTCAATCATGTGTGGGTTGGTTTTCAGGGCTTCGTTAAAGCGGATAAAACCATAATCGGTAAAGGCAGTCAACGCCTCAATGCGTTGCTCTTTGTCGGGTTTTGCCCTCAAATCGCGCTTTATCATCAGCAGGTAGTTGTTTTCTTCGCCATATCGCCAGTACTCATCCAGCATAATATCCTGGATAAAATTGGCTTCCATCCAGTGTTTACAACTCACGTTGGTTGGTACCTGTTCGGCAATGGTGTAATGTGCTTTTACCATTTCGGGAGTGGTGCATTGCTGTACATAAACGTCAATGACATCGAAATACCTGCCGGTTTGTCCCAACAGAACAATGGCCTTGCAGTCTGAAAACATAGTCTTCTTATAACTGGGGTCGTTGTAGGTACACACCTTATCGTATGAGGCCAGCGGTTTCACCTTAATCCACGGGAGGTGCTCTTCTTTAAAAATACTGCCTTCAAACAGGTGTTCGTGAAAATACTCGCGCATGGCAATTCGCCAGCCCATACGCCTCATTTTTGCCAGTAACTGTTCGCGGCTGTAGTTCTCTTTCCATGCCGGAATTCCTTTTTCGCTCAAATCTTTTTTGTGGCTGCGCGGGTTTTCAAGCGCATATACTTCCAAAAAGTGGATGCCTTCACGCAACGGGTCCTCCGGTTCTATATTCCCGGCCAAATGTGCCAGTATGGATTTTTTGTGAATTCCGTTGCCTACACAAATAAGGCGGCTGCATTCAATGGGCATTGCCCCGTAAAAGTCGCCCAGTATCCAGTCCACTGCATCTTTTACAAGCGAAATGTTTTTAACAATTTTTGCATCGTCAATGTCGTCTATCAGCCCGTAGTTTGGCCGTTTTTCGGCCTTGCGGGTCCCGCGCGGGCTCTGCCCCCGGCCAAATGCCCAAAAGCCCACACCGTCGGCAGTTACAAAGTGGCCGTCTTTCCAGTTCCCCAGGCTGTATTGTTCGCCAAAGTCGGCAATGTACTGTTTGTTAAACATTAATTCGGCCTGAACGTCCGCAAGCAATCCGCGTGCTTTTTCCTGGTTTGCGCTTCCAAGCATCATTCCGGTGAGTTCACCCCGCGCTTTTAACTGGAGCGGAAGTATCACGCCGAATAATATAGATTTGGCGTGTTCGCGCGGAAACTTGTACACGCCCATCATATCTTTATTGTCGAGAATTTGTTTGGCCGATTTTTTATGAAACCATCCAAAAGGTTTGGTGGCCAGGTGGGAGCAATAGCGGGCGGCAAAAGCGCCGGTATCCGATAGCGCTTTTTTTATGGCCTTTGCTTTTTGCGTGGCCGATTCGCGCTTTACCGGGCTTGAACCTACAATGGCGGCTTTTTCCCTTAGCCACTCTTCGTATTCCCGTTTATCTTTTGCCGTCCAACTGCTCATGCTATTTGCGGATAAGGTTCATGTAGTTTTCGATGTGCGGCACCATATCGCGGGCCGTTTCCACATCTTCGCCCTTAACGTAGTTCGAAAACTGCCGGAGTATTTTTACCTTATCGCTCCATTCCAGTTCCTTTCTTTTGATGGTGGTAAACAACTTTTGCAAGGCATCAATCTCGCCTTTGGGTATCAGGCATTCTTTCAGGGCTTCCACATCCATGTCGGGAGAAAGCTTTGCCGAGAGTTTGTCCGATATCATGCGCACTACCCTGCTCTGGTGTGCCAGCGATGTAAGCGCGTCCTCCTCTGCCGTGTTTTGCTTAATGCTTTGTTCCAGGATTCGTTTCTTAATACCCTTTTTATTGGAGTATTTTGAAACGGTGTTCTCGCTTAATCGCAGTATCCGGGCAATTTCGGTTTGCTCAAATCCTGCCTTTAGCAGGGCTTCAATAGCTGTTTCATGGGCTTTCGCCATTTCTTTTGATTTACAATTTGAATCAAAATTCATAATTATTTATGCGTTTTTGAAAATTGTTGTCGTTCAATGCAAACTTTATTGTATTGAATGACAAGAAGTTTGCAAAGTGTTCAGGAATGATGAAAATTTGTTTCTGAATATTTATGCAAAACGAGTGGAATTAAAATTCAGCAAAATAGTCAATCGCGAAAAGCGCAGTATAGAAATGCTTCTGTACGGCGAGCTGGGCAATGAAGTTAACGGGCACGATTTCGCCCGTGAACTAAACTGGCTTGGGCGCGAATACGACGAAATAACAGTTCGGGTAAATTGCAACGGCGGATCGGTTTCCCACGGGCTTTCCATTGTTTCGGAAATGATGGCATCTCCTGCCTTTATTATTGCAAAGGTTGACGGTGTGGCTGCCAGCATGGCTGCTGTTATTCTGGCGGCAGCCGATAAAGTGGTGATGAACGATTACGCCAAAGTGATGATCCACTCGCCTTATTATCTGGCCGAAGATGGAAGTAAAACCACCAAACTGAGCGCAAAAGACCAAAAGGCGCTGAGAATGCTAAAATCGACCCTGGCCGAATTGCTGGCTAAACGCGGCATTGAACAGGACGAAATTACCCGGCTTATGCGAACCGATAGTTGGTTTACTGCTGAGGAAGCATTGTTGGCAAAAATTGCCGACGAGGTGATTCCCACCGAACGCAAAAAAGAGCTGGCCGCCCTCGAACCCTTAAAACTGGTGGCCATAATCCAGACTAAAAAATCAATTTTAAAAACGAGAAATATGGAGAAAATTCTGGCTCGTTTGGGTTTGGACGAAAACGCCACCCAGGAGCAGGCTGTCGAAGCAATCGACAAGCTGGACAAAAATGAACCGAAACCCGATATGGTTTTGGTTGACAAGTTGGTTGCCCTGGCCAAAAAAACCGGGCGCGTTACCGACAAGAACGAAACGAAGGTGAAGGCGCTGGCTGGAACCGACATGGAACTGTTCTGCGACTTCATTGGCGTAGATACGCTGAGTGAAAGCAAAGGCGGCGATAACGACGAACGTTTGAGCGCTTTGGTTGCCAAAGCTGTAAAAGCTACAGGCAAAACACCCGGTGTAAAGTCCGAAGAAAGGGATTTTGCCTGGTACGAAAAAAACGATCCGAAAGCCCTGGCAAAAATGGAGTTTGAAAATCCTGAGAAATTCAAGGAACTGAAAGAAGCCGACGAGGCGAAGTATCAATAAATGTAAAACATTTTAAAAATGGCAACAGAACAAATCGTAAAATGGCCTTTTGGCCCGGCCTCTGGGTTAGCATTAACTGCTACCGGCGCACAGGCCCTCACAATTGAGAACGACCTCACCATTATTAATGGTGTGACCGTTGAAGCTACGGGAAACCGTACACTGAACCTGACCATTGACGACAACCTGAACACAGGCGCTCGGTTGGTAGTGAAAGCAAAAACAAACGGAACCGAAACCACTATTTGCGGTACCGGTATTACAGGCCCTACCGTTACAGGTGTGGCCGGAAAAACAAAAGTGTTTGAAGCTGTTTACGACGGCACTGCCTTCGTGGTGGTTGGAACCGCAGTTCAAATTGATTAACAAAAAAACATGAAATACGATGGCTGAAATTAATCCTATTAAGTACTCCTCGGAGTTACAGAAACAACTTTTCCCGGATAACAGCTTTTACAAAAAAGCCCTCCAGGAAACCGGCATAGCCGACACCACCGAGCGCGTGGAACGCCCCGTTCAGGGGAATATCAGTGCGGCAAAATCCGGCGTGCCAAAAACATTGCCTTTACAGGTTGACATTGCCCGCGACGACTCGGACTACTACTCAACCGACCTGGTTTACGCTCCGCCAATTTTGGTTGATATTCCGGGCGAATTCGCCCTGAACTACAACAAACGCGCGGCCAAACAGGTACAGCAGGCCGGAACCATAAATACCCGCGTGGCAACCATTGCCGCCATAAACTGGGGGCCAACCGTGGCCGCGCAGGTTTTGAAAACCACCGGATCAAGCCGTGCATCAAATGTGGTGGTTTCTTCCGGGTCGGCAATTAATAACCGCAAGGCGGCTGTTAAGGCCGACATGCTCAAGGTGCATAACCTGTTGATGCGTATGAACCTATCGGGCATCCAGGGCAATTTTTACGGCCTGGTAACTGCCGACTTTTACAGCGACTTGCTGGGCATTGCCGAGTTTGTGGATTATGACAAAACCGGCAACAACTCGAAACTCGAAGCCGGAATCATCGGTCGAATCATGGGAATCGAGCTGATGGTTCGCTCGGTTGATGATGCTTCTACCGGACTGCTTTACTCTTCGGCTTATGCCAAAAAAGCTATTGATGCTGCTGTAGCGGCAACCGACTGCCCGGCAAACCTTTTCTGGCACGATAAAATGGTGGCCAGCGCCGAGGGTGTGGTACGTACCTCTGTTAATGCCGACAAGGCCGAATACCTGGGCGGAACCCTGCTTTCGAGCTGGACTCGATTTGGCGCAAGCTGGGCACGAGCCGACCAAAAAGGCGTGGTGGCATTGGTGGAAGATAACGCTTAGCTTTTTTCCATTCACGGAATACTTCAGGCTGCCGCCTGACTTAGAAGATGGTGGCAGCCTTTTTTTTTACAACACAAAAAATTAAAACAATATGGCAGCAAATACTGGATTTGTACATGGCGGCGACATTCTGCTTTACCACAATACCGGAACGGAAATATCGCCGGTATGGACACCTTTCGCCCACGCCACCTCGCATAAAATTACCCACCCCACCAACGTTCGTACCATAAATACCAAAACGCTGGGGCCAAATACAGGGGTAAAAGCCGGGTTGCACGGGCAAAGCACTTTGAGCATGAGTGGGCTAAAAACCTACGACGACAACAATTATTTGACTTTGAAGGAGATGCGCGACGACCGCGAACGCATTCAGTTTAAGCTGGGTGGCCGTCCGGTTGCCGATACCGATTACTTCGAGGTGAACGAGCAAGTAGGCGATAAATATGAGGAAGGTTACGGCTACATTACCAGCCTGAGTAGCGACATGCCGCACGATGCCAATGCCACCTTTGAAGTTGAAATTGCCATTGACGGTAACACCGAAATAAAAACCGTAGCGTAATGGAAGTGCTCGTTATTAACAAATACGAATATCCTTTTGAGCTAAGCGCCCGCGCCAGGCTCAACCTGGAAAGCAGTAAGGTTGACTTAAAAAAAGTTGCTGTAAACGAACAGGAGGCGCTGCGCTTTGCATTTGAAGTGTGTAAAGGGGCTTGCAAGCACGTTGAAACCCCGTTTAACTACGATTTCAACACGTTTGTTGACAAGGTGGAACCAGCGGTTTTTGTTAAAGCCAGGGCGCTTGCAAAATTGCTGCTTACGCCTGAGGTTTTCGGAGTGGCAGAGCCTGCTCCGAAGAAAAAAGAGACCGATACAAAGAAAAAAACAACTTAAAAATTTTCGACTGATGGAAAAAAGAACAACAATTGAACTGGCCGGGAAGGAGTTCCCGTTTTACCAGACAAACCGGGGGTTGTACGATTTTGAAAATGCCGGTTATTCAACTACCGACATGGCCCAGGGAAAGGTGAGCGCTATGCTTGCGTTTATTTTCTTCCAAAGCTACGATTGTGCAAAACGGGCAAACCTGCCCTATCCGTTCAAAACGCTCGACGAATTTATTGACGGAACCAGTACAAATGTGATTGATGTATTCGCGCGGCTGAACGAAGCCAGCCCGGAAGGGGAAAGCAAAGAGGACGCGAAGCCCGTTTCTGCTGATGCAACGGAGGGCGGACTGGAAAAGTAGAATCGCAAAGCGAAGAAATTGGCATCGCTATCGGCCAGATGGGGTTAAGCCTGGAGACGTATCTGGACTTAACCCCATTTCAGTTTTCGGAAGCCCGTAAACGGTTTTTGGAACGGATTGAGAAGGAACGGGAGTGGCAGGAACTGAAAGATTGGCAAATAGCACGCTGGAAGGTATGGCGGACGCTTTGCCCGCCACAGGATAAAAAAGAGTATTCGGTAATGGACATGCTGGAACTGCCGGGAGACAAGGAGGCAAAAGAAAAAGCGAAGGCACAGGAAAAAGCAACGGTGGGTGAAAGCAGCCGCGAAAGGTATGAGGCGCTGAAACAACGATTTGGCAAATTAAGGAAATGAGCAGTAAAACGTATAAATACATACTCGATTTTAAGGCAAACACCGGAGCTTTCCGGTCGGAAACCGGCAGGGTAAACAAAGAAGTTGGCGGCCTTGAGAAAACCTTTAAGAGCGCCGCCGTTGCCGCTGCCGCTCTTTTTTCTGTCGATAAAATTATTTCGTTTGGCAAACAGGCTATGGCCGCCTACGATGTGCAGGCAAAAGCCGAAAGGAGCCTTTTGGTTGCATTGAAGGGAAGAACTGATGTTCAGCAGCGATTGATTAAGCAGGCGCAGGAACTGCAGGGGAAAACCCTGTTTGGCGACGAAGAAACGATAAAAGCCCAGGCACTTATTGCCGCTTTCGTAAAAGAAGAAGACCAGATTAAAAAAATCATTCCCCTTGTACAGGATTTGGCAACGGCTAAAGGAATGGATTTAGCTTCTGCTGCCGATTTGGTTTCTAAAACGCTCGGTTCATCTACTAATGCAATGGCCAGATATGGCATTGAGGTGGAAGGTGCGGTTGGGAGCAATGAAAGGTTAGAATCGCTTGTAAACAGCCTTACCGATGCTTTTGGCGGTCAGGCAGAAGAAGCGGCACGCGTAGGAACCGGCGCACTTACGCAGCTTCAAAACAAGTGGGGCGACATTAAAGAAGAAATAGGAAAAACAATAGTAGAGTCAGATCAGTTTACCGAATCAATTTCGAAATTGAATGAAGAAATTGAACGGTTACCCGGACTTATAGACAAAACTGCGAAAGCCTTGAACTTTATGAGTAAGGCTGGTAACGTGGTGACCGGTAAGTTTATGATAGACTTTACAATTGGACTGTTTCGGGGGAAGAACGCAGCAGAGGAGTTTACAAGCTCGTTGGTTACGGTAAACGACCAGTTTGGTGTAATGTTCGATTTTGGTAAAAAAACCACAAAAACACTGGCCGACATTGCCGCTGAAAATAAAAAGGCCAACGAAGCGGCAGCTAAGCAGGTAACCACCTATGGCGACCTGATTGCTAAAATTGCTGAAAAAAACGACCTTCTGAAAAAGGCCGACATAACCGATACCGCTTACATCCGCACCATTTACACCCAAATTGCCGCCCTTGAACAACAAAAGAAAGCATTTGAGGCGCTGGCCGTGGTAAAAACCATAACGCCTCGGGTAGAAGACATGGATAAGCTGGGAACAATTGCCGATGCGCAACTGGCCGGTGGCGGGGTGGACATTCCCGTAAAGCTCAACCTGGAAGAAATGCAAAGCCAGATGCCGCTTTTCCAGGCAAACATGGAAAGCATGGGCACGTATATGGAAGAAATGCAGGAAAGGCATGAGGCAGTGAAGGGAGCGCTTACGCAAGGGTTTACTGAAATAGGACAAAGCGTTGTAAACAGCCTGGGGCTGGCCGAGAGTGGATTTGAGGGTTTCCTTGGTAAAATGATTGAGACAGCTACCCAGCTTATTGCTATTTACCTGGCTCAGTCTATTGCCGGTTCGGTTTCCAACGCAACGCAGTCGGCAGCGGCAACCGGCCCGGCTGCAATTATTACGCAACCTGCATTTCTGGCAACCTTAATAGCCGGTGTTCTGGGCGCTTTTGCAGCCATCCCCAAGTTTGCCAGCGGCGGTATTGCCTACGGCCCCACGGTAGGCATGATTGGCGAGTACCCCGGCGCAAGCAGCAACCCCGAAGTAATTGCCCCACTCGACAAATTGAAAGGAATGCTGGCAGGTTCGGGCGGTGGACGCGACCGGTTTTTTATCCCTACAACCCGGATACGCAAAGGGGATATTTACATCAGCTACAAAGAGGCAGAAAAAGAATTTGGAATGAGAACATAGTTAGTTTAAAGTTTAAAGTTTAATGGCATACGCAAAGAGGTTACAAATTGAATACGACGACATTAACAACATTGCCACGCGCATTGAGGTGTGGCAGGAAGGTTATGCCGGGGCGGTTGAAACCCGCAACTACGCCAGTGGCGATGTTTGTTGCGAAGTAAGCTGGGGCGACTCGACCACCAAACGGCTGCCGCTTATATATGGTTCACAGGTAACCTTGTATTTCGACTCGGAAACCAACTTTGAATTTCACGACTTTTTTACAGCCAACAGCCGCAAAAACAAAATACTGGTGTATAAAAACAACAGTTTGTTTCATGTGGCATTTGGCGAGGCCGATACCTGGGCAGAGCCTTTCAGTTACCCGCCCTACGAGGTAAGTTTTACCGGGTACGATGGTCTGGGGTTGCTTAAAAACGAAGATTTTAAAGACGAGAACAAAGACTACTACGAAGGTGAAATGACCCTGCTGGAAATTCTAACCTTACTGTTGTCGAAAAACGGGCTCGAACTGCCGTTTAATACCGCTGTTAGCATAAGGCCCAGCGGTGCATCTGCCGGAGCCGATGCACTTACCCAGGTGCTGAAAGATGTATTTACATACCGCGACCTGAGTTGTTACGATGTGCTGGAAGCTTTGTTCAGAGGTTGCCGAATTATGCAGCGCGAGGGCGAATGGTGGATTGTTAACAACGACCTATGGAACCAAACCACTATTACCTTTAGAAAATATACGGCAGCCGGGGCAGCCAACGGAACGGTGGTGAAAGACACCAGGTTTGCCGGTTTCTGGATGGAAGGCGACGGCGACCTGTCGTTTCTTCCGGCAATGAAACAACTTAATGTAACGCAGGATTACGGTTACCTTGGTAATATTATTAAAAACAACAATTTTTTCGGGTTTGACGACGGTGTTTTTGAATACTGGACTGCCGTGGGAGTGTTTGCAACGCAGCGCCTGTACGATGGCGATGGTAACAGGTATGTGTATTTGCCCGGAAAAGAGTTCTATGACGATTGGCAACATGCCCGCACAAAGTACTTGAAATCGCACGGCATTCGCCTCGAAGCTACCACCAATATACCTACTTTCAGCCTCGACTTTGCGTTGGTGAGCTATAACCGCCCTGCAGTGGTAATGTTCGGTATTCACCTGGTGGCCGATTCAGGAACGCACTATAATTTAAAGGTTGACCTTAACACAAAGCATGAAGTTATTCATGTATGGGAGCAAACCGCCGAAATAAAACCCGTTCCGTGCGAGGACAAAATGCGCAAGTATGATCAAGGATGGTGGCCAAATAAAACAACACACCGGTATGCTCAGGAGGTGAAAACCGAAGGCTGGCCTCTGGATGAAGTGACCGAGCATTTTGCGACAAAGTCTGTACAAATTAAAGAGGGCATACCTGAAAGCGGAGTGCTGACCGTGTATCTTTTTTTGGCACATGTCGAATATGCACTGTTTAGCGGCGGTGTCTGTTTCCGGAATATTGAGTTTAAGTTTTTAGACGAAGCCGGCGAAGAACCGCCCGTTGAAACAGATTTTTTTATTGTTAATGATGCTGGAAATAACTATTTGCCTGAAGACATAAAAATAATAAATGGAAGCCTGCCCGACATTGACAACCGGCTTACGATTTACCACGGCGGGTTTATAATGAACGACGGTTCGGGCGCAGCGGTTGATGACTGGGTGTGGGACGGTGGCGGAACTGCTTACGGTTATGCCGAGCTAATAGCCCGTTACATAGCTGCCGAAATGAAGCTGCCCCGTTTGTTTCACCAGTCGGTGCTTGCCGATTCGGTACCGTCGCTTGCAGGGGTTTGGTACGATGCCGTTACGGGAAAGTATTTTTTAGAAGCCGGGATAATTTACAACGACCGCATGCAGGCCACAGAGGGGCGCTATATTGAAACAATTGCCTGGGATATAGACACAATGGTATCGGAACGCGATGAAGTTTACAACGGCAGCAGAACGAGAGGAGGAGAGACCACCCGCAGCCGGGGAACGAGCACCAGTGGCGGGCGCACTGGTGAAACCCGCAACCGCGATGCTGAAACAGGTTTGTACACACACGATTATGCCATAACCGGAACAACCGGCAGACTGGTTAGCGACGAGTTCAGGGACATTACCGACGTCGAAACAGGCCGCACCCGAATGGACCAGACCATTACGCGTATAATTGTTGATCAGGCAGCGCATGGGTTTCAAATTGGCGAAGCATTGCGATACGACCCCGGCACAAACCTGTACGTTAGGGCACAAGCCGACAGTGAAGAAAATGCAGCGGTGATTGGCGTTGTTAGCGATATATACAGCTCAGGTGAATTTGGCCTTAAAAGCGCCGGAGTAGTGCCCGCCTCCAATTTTTTACCCGGAAGGAACTACGTGCTTTCGCCAACGGTGCCCGGCCAGGTTGTTGAAAAAAGCGCTGTAACCTCGTGGCCGGAAGGCTCGGTGGAGCTAAAAATTGGTATTGGAAGCAGCGAGGGTTTGAGCATTAACCTTGACGAGACAGGAACCGACGGCGATTCAGCATACGTTTACATCGCCTATGCTTCTGACGATGCCGGAACCGATTTTACCACAACATTTGACCCGGCGCTCAATTACATTGCAATTTTGGCAACTGATACTGAAATTGAAACTCCGGCAGCGGGTGATTTTGCGGGGTTGTGGAAGTTTTTGGGAGGAGGTGAAAATGACTATAAATGGTTTCTTCATTCAAACGATATTTCGCCGGCGATAAGCGAACCGGAAAATGTTCAAGTAATAGTTGACGGTAAGGGTGAAGTAGATCAGTCGTTTCCGTCCGGATTTTTTCAGGTTTGGGCGGTAAACGAAAACGGCAACACTTTGGCGGTTGATACCCCGGCTTTTGATATATTGACCGATACTGAATTAGTCGTTATTAGCTGGGATGCAGTAATAGGTGCGACAGGTTATATAGTGAATGGAGATTTAATCGACGCGCACTGGACTGTCGAAGGAACATCTTTTGATGTGTTCGGATTACCAACCGGGCCTGCGTTGCCGGTACCAGACGAAAATACAACCGGAGGCGGTGGACTTGAAATAGCTAACGGAGATGTGGTAGATGTAGTTGGCGAAGGTATCGGGGTGGAATTTAGTTTTGATGAATTTGACTCAACGAAAAAAATAATCACCCTCAGAAATTTGTTTAATACATTTATTGGCGACATTGATACGCCGGGCAGCTATGTAGGACAGGCCGGGAAAATTCCTGTTGTGAAATCTGATGAAAAGGGGTTGGAATTTAAAAATATTTGTGATTTAATTGTAAACTGCCCTGTAATTCTTGATTTAAAAAGCCGCATTGAGTTACTTGAATTGAGTGCATACATCATAAAGCTTACATACGATGACATTGCTAATGTGCCAGTGGCAACGGCAGATTCAGTTTCGGACTGGAATGCCTTTTTTGATTTACCAACCTACGGCAATGAGTTTACAAGCGTTATAGTAACTGCCAATACTGTAATGCTTTATGGCGGTTCAAATATTACCATTAAAGAACATCTATTTGGCACAAACAATGAGTTTGTGCATAATAATGCACTTCTCAAAATTGAAGACACCAAATGCGTGGTAAAGGTAAATTTAGGTTCCTTTTTTAATTGCAAAAAAATAACTGATGTTTCGTTGCCAGTATGCAGTGAAATTGAAGGTAGCCTTTCGCGAGGTGCTTTTTGGCATTGCGATGACCTTGTTAATTTAAATATGCCAATTTGTGAAACATTAGGCGATTATGCGTTTGGAAGTTGTAGCTCATTGCCTGGGTTAAACGGATTACCGGTTAATATAATTACATATATACCAAAAGGCTGTTTTAATTATTGTACCTCACTGCAAGAATTAAACTTCCCTCTTGCTACAAGCGTGGACGATAATGCTTTTGGTAATTGCACATCTGTTAACGATTGTAATTTTCCTGAGTTGCTTACAACCGGTTATGGCGCCTTTAGCCATTTACATTCAATGTTATCAATCACACCTGCCCATTTTCCAAAATTAACAAACGCTGGCGAGCGCTGTTTTGCCTCCTTGTACTCTGCAACATCTATCCAGCTAAACGAACTATTAACGGCAGGAGACCAATGTTTTTCAACATCCGATCCGGATTTATCAATTGCTGTTTTAATTGATTTGCCAAAGTTAACAAGCGCCGGTTCTAATTGCTTTCAGCACCAGGCTAAAGTAACTTCATTTAATTTGCCTTTGCTGCAAAATGCCGGAACCCAATGTTTCCAGCATTGCAGAGTAATGGCTGATTTAAGTTTACCTGCACTTACAGCGATAGGGCAAAGAGCATTTGAATTTTGCTATGATTTGGCAAATTTATCATTACCTGTTTGCACTGATTTTGGCGGCACGGTTGGTAGTGACACTATGTTTACACATGTATCCGGTAACATAATAAATCTTACAATTCCTGCGGCATTAATGACCTGCAATGGAGGCAATCCTGATGGTGACATACAGGATTTGCAGGCAAATAATACAGTAACGGTTATTCAAGTTTAAACCACATGCCAGATAAATCATCGACAAAAAAAGAAGAAATATAGTCAACTTTAAAATTATAGTAATATGAATAACAATTATGTGAGCAACGAAATGTTTGCCGGGCGGTTATCTGCTCACGGGCAAATTACCGACCTGAGCAATGGATTTAAGCTGGAGGCTGCGCTACCGTTCAGCATCTGTGTAGTGCCGAAAGCAGCTACTACTGATGTGCTGTTATTGGTCGATTTGAAACTCTGGATGGATGCAGGCAGTTCTGATTTTCCGGTGCCACTGAACGACT